ACTGATGAATGTCATTATTTTTTTATCGTCCATTTCATCCATTTCATCTTCATAAGCATCTTTTCCTGTAATATCTGATAATACATCCATCCATTCTTCTGTGCCAAGCTCTATTTCCATACCTCCCATAGATTCAAAATAATCATCATCAATGCCATTTCTTTTTAAAATAGACATTACATCATCTTCCATACCTTCACTCATTGTTGGAGCTTCTTTATCAGCTACCTGTGTACGAGTAAAATATGTTAGTGCGTTTCCAATTTGACGTACTAATTTTTCGTCACCAATTGATTTAGCTGCTTCTAAAGCATCCATTAATTCTTTTTGAACATCATATGAAGGTGATACAGGTTCAGCTGGCATTTCAGTACTGATTTCAGTATCATCTACAGTTACATCTTCAACTTCTTCTTTGTCTTTCTTTTTAGCTTCATTTAAATCATCAAACATATCACTAATAGTTGATTTAGCCATATCTTTGAAGTCAATACTGTTATTACCTTTACCCATGTTCCATACATGTTGTAATGCTTGAGTTAAAAACTCAACTCTATTATCTGGAGAGACTTTAGCTTCATAAACTGGATCATAAAAATCAGCATCATTAGTTATATCAATGTCCATCTCAGCTAAGATCATTTCTTTAATCTGTTTTTTTAATTCAGATTTTTTCATTTTTTTCTTTTCAATTTTCTCACCAGCTTCTTTACCCTTCTCATACTCATATGCACCCATGCCTTCAGTTATAAGACCAGCGAGTTCTTGCATTCTTTTAAATTGATCGTTCATTGTTGTATTGTTTATATATAAATATGTTAAACTTTATTATTCTTTAATTTTTTACGCAAGAAGTAATACACTCCAAAGCATGAGACTGACGCCAGGTAGAAAAGAGATGTTGTAATCCAATAAGAATTCGTGAGTTTCATCACTGAATAAAAAAGGATATCGAAGCCTAATGGATTGAAGAACATTCCAGCCATTAATAGTATTTGTGTTAGTACTTCGAGGTTCGTCTTTTGTTGGTTGTTTATCACTGTCCATAGTTAATTTGTTATGTGGAACATATATAGCTTTAAGCTATACTAAAATTATTCAGATTGATGTTTTAGTTTTTCTAAATACTCAATTGATTCCTCAACATTTTGTTTTAGTTTTTCTTTATTACCACCAATCCAATTCTCCACAACACCATCCTCAGTTACAAATGATGTGTTACTTTCTTTTAACTCATCATCAGCCCAATCTTTAAAGTTATTTATAAGATTATCTAAGGCTTGGTTGTACATCTGTTTTTGGTATTCTTCCCACTTACCTTCTGCTTTTATTTTTGTTTCAAATTCAACTACACAATTCATACAACACTTATGAACATTATAAAAGGACTTATCAATATGAACCTTCATAGGTTTGTTACATTTAGGACACAATAAAGGTAAAACATATAACTCTTTAGCTTTATCTAATTTAGTTATATTTTGTTTAACACCATTTTTAATTGTCCAAGTGCGACCATCTTCTTCCCAAATATCTCCTTCACTATGATGTTCATATTTTTTTGAATAACCTATTCCAACTGTTGTTTTTTCACCATATTTTCCTTTTACAATGTTACGTAACCGTTGGACATCTTTTTTTTGAAACTCTTTATTTAACATTATAATTTACCATTTATATAATAGAAAAATGAACTTTTAGAATAATCTTTACCTATTTCTGGGTAGTCTTGAGATATAATATTATATATTTTAAATGCTAATTCAGGATCAATTTTGAATATAGATTCTTCTTTAAGTTTATCAATATTTTCTTTGAGTTTAGCTTTTAAAGTATCTTTAGTATAATCTTTCCATTGACCTTTACCTGCTATAGCATCTTTTATCTTAGCAGCTACTGTTGTTTCTCCGTCACCACCAATTTCAAAACGCATTTCACCTGGTTTGATAAGTGGGATCATTTTAACAGTGACAACATCTTTACTTTCAATATCAGTGATATTTAATACTTCAATATCTTTTTCAATAATACTTTTTGTTTCAGGGTCTACAAATTTACGTTTTTCAGTACTTATTTTTACTGTGTATTTGTATGGTTTACCTTTACTATCAGTTTTACCAAAAAATGCTTTAATGTTATCAACTACAGTTTGTAGTGTTTCTGGTGAGTCAGTTACTAATCTTTTTATCATATTATAGTCCTAATTTTTTAAGTTGTTCAATAGTGTCTTGAGCTGATGTATGTAATATACCTATACCTCCTTTAGCATTCCATTTTTCAATAGTATCAGCACGGTCATCAATAAGTATACGGTTTTCACCTGAAAAATCTGATTTAAAAGCAGCTGGTCTAAAGTATATATTTTTCATATTATCTAAACGAGTAACCCATGTTTTTTTACCTTCTTTTGACTCAGGATTTAATGATGGGGCTGTTAAAATATATGGGTTATATGATTTAATATATTTCCATAACTGTTTTCCATCAGGCATCCAATCTAGTTTAGACCAATAATCATATTCAGTCATTTCCTTTTCCTCTAAACTTTGTTTAAATTTATTCCAAAACGCTTTATTATTTTGAACATCAGCATGTTTAGTGTGTAAACCAGTTAATTCTTCATATCCTTTATCAAAATCAACTAATACTCCATCCATATCACAGAATATAATATATTCTTTTTTAGCTTCATTTAATGAAGTACCATTTTTGATTAAGTCTTCCCAACTTCTAAATATCATATTACCTTCAGCGTAAGCTTCTTTTTCAAGACTACTTAAATAATCACTTTTTGTTGTATCTGTGGTATCTACATCATGAAGTTTATTTTTTAAATTTTGAATATGATGAATCATTTCATGAGAAAATGATCGTAATATATCTTTAGGATGTCTATTTAAGGTAAATAAAGTTATTTCTTTTTTCTCAGGATCATAATAAGCTGTTTTACCTAATAATTTAGTAGCGTTTTCTACATCTGAGTTGTTGATTGTAACTTTAGGTAATGGATTTACTGGGTATCCTTGAGATACATAGTATTTAGTTAAACTAGCTAATGCTTCTTCAAATGTTAAGTCAGGTGTTTTATTTTCTTCTAATCCTCTAGCTAATTCAAGAGCATACATATCAATACCCCAGTTTTTAAGGAATTGTCCTTTAGGTGTTTTGTCTTTTTTAATTAATGAACCTTCCTCAGTAACTGAGTTGAATGGAGGTTCAGTTCTTAAATTATATCCTAAGGCATTCATATAATCAGCTACTTCTATACTTTGAGGTAAAAATTTAGCTATTTCAGATGGGTTATTAGAATTAATAGCATTACGTAAATTAGATGCACTTAAACCTTCTATATTACCTGCGTCATATACTTTAACATTTGGGTATTTTTCTTTGTTTAAAAGTGCTTTAAAACGCTCTTCCTCACCCTTACCAAATGCTACTTGAATATCTTGTTGTGGATTTGATTTAATATAATCATAAACATATGATACAGGTGAAGCAACATCTGAGATAACTACTTTAGTTTTAGGTAATAAAGGTAAATATAATTTCCAAACAGATAATGACTGTTGAGCAGTTATACCATCACGAGCAATAGGTGATATAATAATTAATACTTCATCAGATACTTTTGATAAACGTTGAACTAATTCAAAATGTCCTCTATGAGGTGGTTTGAATGCACCTGGGTATAAAGCTACTTTTTTAGGAGTAGGTTCAATTATAATTTCTGCTAAATATTTTCCTAAGCTCATCCTATAAAACTAACTATTTTGTTTACTACTTCATTTTCATCTGTTATAACTGAATCTTTAACTTTAGATTGGATATTCATAAACTCTTTTTCAAGTTTATCAATTTGAGCACCCAATAATGCTTTAGATTGTTCTTTAGCTTTTTCAGCTTTTGCTATTTCTTCTGGTGTTTGATCAGTTGGTCTTTCTTTTCTAAATGTTGAAGTAAATTCACCTGTTGATAATAAATTAGTAAAATATTCTTGTAATTTATTTTCAGCTATGGCTTTATTAAAAGCATCAATTTCTTTTTGATATTCTTTATCAGGTGCTTGGTACAATATAAAATTATCACCTAATTTATTTTTATATGCTTCTATATTACCATAAACATTATTCCATGTTGATAATACACCCACTGTAGGTACTTTACGTTCACGTTTAAAATTACGTAAAAACGATACCATAGGATGTGTATAAACCATTACCATCATTTCATCATATCCTTCAGTGTTTAATATACCTTTAACTTGTTTACGGCGATATTCTCCACCTAACATTTTAGCAGCATTTGAAGCAGTTGTATCCCAAATGAATGATTCACCACTATTTATAGTGTTAGGTACATCCACATCATCAATTTGAGCTGATGCTTTAGTTAAGTTATTATACATTGGACTATCTTTATCCTCAACATAAGTGTCAGGATTAAGAATTTTAATGTCTGGTAGTTTAGATTTAACTTTATTAAGTAAATATGATTTTCCTGCTCCAGCTCCACCAGCCATCACTACCATTTTATTTTGGGATATTTCTAATAATAAGTCTACAAGTTTTATCATCTGTGTAAATATAATGAAGAGACCTGGGGAGGCCAAGTCTCTTATAAATATTAGTGAGAAATAGACTTATAATTTTCGTTTAACAGATGTGATAAATTCAGTGAATATAGGTGAGGACTGTGGATTTTCTAAATCAAATAAACGTTTCACAGTTTTAAATATATCTATGTTTTCTTCAAATGTACGTTCTGATGTTACTACTTCCCATCCCTTACCACTCATTTTTTCTTTGTTGAGTTTACGTTTGGCTGATTTTAACCACAATATACCATAGTTATCAATCTGTTTACCATAGCATTCTTTATAACATTGGCCATAAACCGCTGTTTGTAATTCATATGTTGGTTGAACATGGTTGGATGTTTTTAAATCAAGTAACCATAATTTACCATCTATTTCACAAATCAAGTCACATGTACCTGCTACTTTAAGTTCATCTGAAAATAAATGAACTTCAGTTTCAATTAGTTTAGGTTCATAAGTTTCCCAAAACTCAACAAAACGTAAAAACATCATCCATACATCAGGATCATATTGTGGGTGACCAGTATTATTTAAAAAATTTAGTTCCTCACCATTTAAATATGATTCAACCATTTCATGTACTTGTGTACCTTCTTCAGCTGCTTTTTTAACAATAAACTCTGCTGAGTATCCTACTTTTTTTAACCAATCTTCAAAAAATTTACCTTTTGGATAATAACTTAAAACATAAGTAACACTTGGATAATAATGACTATTACGCCTGTAATACCTAGAGTCAGGAAGTGTTATTTGTTTATGGTCATCAGATATTTCTAATATGCGATTGTAAGAGTGTTTTATTTTACTCATAATTGTAGTTTTTTCTCTAATAAACCTGAGTATGTTAGAGGTGTTGAATTGTATAACAGTTTTATGAAAGACTTAAAACCCATTTCATTTGGATCTTTGTCTTCTAGTTCTATTAAATGGACAGTTTTACCTTCATTAATTAATTGATCACAAAAATCAAGTGCTTGTTTTATAGCGTCTTTATCTAATGCTATATATACTTTTTTAACAGTAGATGAAACTATTTTAGACATTAACTTTGATTGTATATTTTTACCTAACAATGGTATAGCATTGCGTTTAATTGAAATAGCATCAAACATACCTTCACATAGTATGATTGGTGAATTCCAATTTATAAATATTTCAAAAGGCACAATATTACGAGAAAATGTTGGATTAAGTTTTCTATTTGACTCAGGTAAATAACTTCTACCAACAAAATAATTTAAAAAACCTGACTCATCATATGAAGGTATGATAACCATATCAGCATATTTTCCTGTTTCACAATAACCTATATTATACTTTATAATATCATCTTCAGTTAATCCTCTACTTTTTAAGTAGTTTAAAGCACGTTTAGCAGAAAATGATGGATTATTAATAATAGGTTGATATTCCTCAGGTAATACTACTTTTTCATTAGCAAGTTGAGTGTCAATTTGATTATTAGTTTTGACTATAGATTTTAACTCAAGTATTTTATCACCTGGGGTATCAATAGATTTGAATAAATTTATTAGTTTTTTACCTTTAAATTTACATACCCAACAACCAAATTTTTGAAAATCAACACTATTTTCATCTAAACATATTTCTAGTTTAGGTTTATGATGATTGCATTTAGGACAAGTATACGCGTAATTACCTCTAGCTGTAGGTTTGCCTGTACCAAGTACAGAATTCATTAGTGTAACTAATAGTTAGTTTACCATTAATTACAATATAAAAAAGAAAGCTTGGTTTCCCAAGCTAACTTTTAAAATATGTTAATTTATGTTTTATTGTGCACCAAATAATTCTTCGAATTTAGTTTTAGGAATAGTTAATTCAAATCCATATCTAGAGTGGGGTTTAACTGTACCTCCAACCATTTGAGCTATTTCATCAAAATATTTTTGTTCTTGTGGTTGGCTACCTACTAATGTAATAGTTGAGTCTGAAGCATAATCACTATCATAAAATGCTAAAAATGCTCCACCATTATAATTAATAGAAAAATGGCCTGTACCTGGGTCAAGTACTTTAAATGAGCTAAAGTCAGTTGCTTCGTTTAATACATTTTGTATTTCTTCTTTGATTAGTTTGCGTAATTCTTGTATTTTCATGTTAAGTTAATTTATTATAAATATATATCTTTTGAGTAAAATTTACCAAGGATATTGTCATTTATCCATTTAGTTGAATCTTCTAATACTCCGTACTGGAATAAATATTTGCATTCAAAGTATGTTAATTCTTTCTTGGTTTTACAAAGTTTTAATATTACTCGTACAAATTTATCTTTAGGGTATTTTTTTAAATCTTCTTTTATTTCTTGTGATGAGCCATAATATGTTTTCCAATCACTTGGTTTTACTACAAGTTTAGTTTGTTTGGTTCTACCACGTGTAACTGGTAAATTAGCTAATTCTTTTTTACCTAACTTAACATTGGTTTTATGAAAAAAATTTTTCTTACCTATATAACTACGACCTGTTTCCAGGTTAGTGGTCATATAAATATAACCCTCGTATTGGGTTGAATCAAAATTTTCATCATCAATTAAATCTTCGACTGTCATAACCAATTCTAATAAATGCATGTTATTTATTCTTCTGTTATAGTTGGATCAAATGCTTGAGCGGCCATTGCTTTATTACCTGGGTTAAAGAATATTACATCTCCATTGGGTGTTACTTCTTTAATTTTAGTATTAATAGAAAACATCTGCATTCCAGAATTAAGTTTTTCTGAGTATTTCTTAAGTAATGCTCTAATTTCTTGAGGCATTCTTTCAGATACCATTTTAGCTAATGGTGATAAACGTTTTTGAGTTTCACGGCTTGTACGACCTCTACTTAGTGATTCTAAAGCGTCTTTTAATGCTGGGGTGATATATAATCTGTATTCTCCACTACCGTCTTTTAGTAATTTAAAGTGTTCTTTAAATTGGTCTTTAGTTTCACCAGTTAAAGATACTATTTGAGGTATAAATCTTCTACCTGCTCCTTTTTTCTTTTCACCTTCAAAGGCTTCGTTTAATAAATCTATTAATTTAATCATAATTATAAATATTATCTATCTAAGTTAACATAAATTGTCATATCTGTTGTTCTTGATGATGGTAATGGTTGAGCTAACTTACCTACAGCAACTAAGTTTTGTTGATCATCATATAAACCAATTGTTGTTATATACGGAGCAAAATAAGAACCAGTAGCAAAATCATATATCGTATCATTAGAACTTCCAGATAATAGGGTTGGATTTTGACTAAAGTTAAATTCATTTTCTCTGATTGTACATTTGTATTGAGTCTCATATATTGAGTATGAACTTGAAAAAGAACATGTGATATTTGACCCAGTAGCAAAAGCATCAACCTCATTATTACTACCTGTAGATAATATTATCATTCCGTGTTGGTATATAATATTTCCTACAATATCACTGCCTGAAATGAGATTTCCTTGTCCATCATCAGTATATGTTCCATTAGTTGTTTTATAATAAAAACTATTTGGTTGTATATTATCTCCAAATAATCTAGATGGGATAGCTAATATACCTATAATAACATTAGATTGGGTTGGGAAATAATGAGGATATGATAATGTTGTTTGTAAATAATTATCAAATGATGGAGTATAAGTATCTCCAACTAATCTATTGCCTTCAATATCATTACCTGGAATTAATGTAGCTAATGAAGCTGATGAACCATAACTACCACTTAAATAATTTGAGTAATATAATTCTTTAATTGAATTATAAACTAAACGTTGATATTGGGTTGATATTTGCCCTGTTGTAAGATCAGTTGTTGGATTAAATAGTCCAATTATGTTTTTACCTATAAATCTATCAATACCAACATCAGAACCTGTTAATTGGGCGGCTCCACTAAAAGTGAAACCTTTGTTCACCTCAAATGGAGTTATGATTATATCTTGAGCTAATAATTGTTTGTATGCGCCCATTCATTAGAAATCTAATTTCACTCTTATAAGTGCTTCTTTAGTAAAGTCTTTAACTAATGGTCTTGATAATTTAGCTACAGCTAATAACTCATTATTATCATTATACATACCAACAGTTGTAAAATATACTTGTGGATTATTTACAAAATCAGCGTATAATACTTCACCAGTTGAACCTGAGATAAATGTTGGATTTTCTGAGTAATTAAATTCACTATTACGTGTTCTAACAAATACATAATCTGAAGTTACTGTTTCTTGTGAATTTAAAGAAAATGTAGGAGCAGTTGTTGCAAAAGTACCTGAGATGGCTCTAAATAATTTTTGGTTATTAAATCCATCTGTATTATTACTTCTACTAACAGCTAAACCAATTCCTCCAGCTGCTAATGAACCTGATAATGCGGCTACATTTAATAAAATTGTTCCAATGTCAGGTAAAAACCAACCATATGAACCTGAATTAATTGACCACCCATTTGAATTCACAGCAGTGGTTCCAACAGCAGCTGTTCTAACACCTGCTGAGCCTGATATTAGATTATAAATTCTACCCGCGTCTGTAAACACATTAGTAGTTGTGTATTGAGAATCATCTGTTAGTATCATTGATCCTAATGAACCAGATAATCTTAATGTTAATGAACCAGGGAATAATGATTCTTTATATCTATTTCTAGCTATTGATATAACTCCAAAATCAGATCCTGTAAAATTACCAAATATAAAATCAGCATTCTCATCACCTAATACTAATGCTCTATATTGTCCATATATTGTTTTAGTAGGTGAGTTTGAAATAGAAGCTACACTATTGAATAAAGCACTACCACTACCAAATTTATTAGCATAAGCTACATCAAATTGAACTTCTGAGCCTGATAAAGCTGAGCCAGTTTGATAAACACTTAAATAATAATCACCAGCTGTTGATGCTTCTTGAGTTGAAGAAGTAAAAAATGTATTTAAAGCTGGATTATTAGTTGACCATAACGGTGCTGTTATTGAATCAGCTGATAATATAAAATCTTCTGGGTCTAATCTTTTGAATGACATACTTTATTTAATTATTGTACTTTAGTTACTGTGATAGGAATTGTTAAACGAGCTCCACTGTCTCTACCTTCTACTGTTAAGGTAGCATATAATTGAGAATTAGAACCAAATAATGTATTAACAGTTGTAGCTGTTAAGTTAATTGTAGTACCAACAACTGTTTTAGATACATTGGTGCCAATAGTAGTTGACACATTTAATGCTTGTGCTGATGGTGTATTAATACCTGAACCATTAAATGATTTCATTAAACGAACATCTGAAATAGTGGCTGTGTAACCTGATTGTTCAAATGTTTGGTTACCACCTAAATAATTTAATGTTTGAGGTGTAATAGCTAATGAAGCGCCTTGTTTTAAAATTATTGATGAATAACCTAAATCAAGCACAGGTAATTTAGAAGTACCACGAGGTAATGTGGTTAACTTATATTTCATTATTTGTGTTTCTTGAGGAAATGCTTCTAATAAAGGCATATTCTCAATAGCCTCACCATAATATGCTGAACCTGATGGGTGATTTGGATTATATAATGTGTAATCTATTTCATCATCAGATAATGAGAATTGAGTAATTCTAAAACTACCGTCACTTTTAGCTAATAGTTCACGACCTTTTGTTGTTAATATAGCGTCTACTGTTACTACTGTGTTATTTAAGTATGCCATTTCTTATTTATTTTATATGTTTATAAATATTATAATATTCCGTTTTCTTTTAAAGTTGCTACTGTTTTATCTAAATTAGCGATAAGATCAGGAGACATATATTGTGGTGTTAAATATCCTGGGGCTCCTCCAACCAATTTAGGAGCATTTATTACTAATTTAGATGAATCTGTTTGGTATTCTCTAATTAAATATCCATTATTAATACTAGTGGATGTTAAGTTAGTTGAAATTGGTTTATCTAAATAAAGATGAAGGTAGAAAAATGCTGGAGCTAATATTGTAGGAGGAGTAATAGAAGAAGATATTATAGTGTATACGTAATCTTCATTTTGTAAAAATCTAATTTCTTGACCTATTTTAATTGTTATAGGTATAGGAGTATCATATCCACCAACTCCTCCAAAACTTTGAGATGTTATATCTTGAGCCCACGGATAATTTAAAGAACTATAAATTGTTCCAGCATTTTCTGAGTAATAAAATATAGATGCTAAATCACTAGAAGCTGTTAATACATTTCTACTATTAGCTCCAAAAGACCAAGATGCTTCTAATCGAGTAAGTTGTGTTTTTCTAACAGTGCTACCTGTTGTATTAGATTCATAAAATGCTAAAGAAGCAGTTCGCCACTGAGCATACCCAAGGGTAGTATTACTTCCAGTTTCATTAGTTAATATAACTTTAGGCCATAATAGAGCAGGTCTATAAATTGTTGTTGATTGATCTAAGTCTGTTTGAGATGAACCTGTTGGAAGTGTAGTTATTTGTAAATTAACAGTACTATCTTTTCCAAAATTATCAATTAAATTATAATAATAAGCTGAGCCTGTGTCAAAGTCTACAGTTAATTGATTACCATCTTTGTCAACTAAACTGTTAAGCCATAATGTAGATTTACCTACTAATTCAGGATAAGCACCTCTAATTTCTTTAAATGTAGCAAAATACGTTTGATACTTATTTATTACTGGTTCTTTGCCATAACTAATATCACCAGTGGTATATTTGTTGATTTGAGCTCCAGTTAATCTACTACCTGAGTATCTTGGTATAATACTTCTACGAACATTCCAATTATAATCTTGTACTGGAGCTTTAGTGGCTGAACCTGTTATAATAGCTCCTTGATTTACAGGTATTGATTGTCCTGAAGAGTAATCTACATCCATAAAATATTGACTCACTGGGGGTAGAGAAATACAATTTAATGTTGGTAAATACTCAGAATAAGGATCAATATCATATTGTAAAATATTTGTATTAATTTGGTATGGATCTAAATTAACAGGAGGAACAATTGATATATTATTAGAAAATGAACATGTTGGAGCTAAAGCATATGATAAATTAAAAGTACCAACATCATGATCATGAGTGACACTATATGCTAAACCATATCTAGAACCAGATTTTACAGGATATATACAGTTAAGATTCACTGAAGATGAAAATTGTCTGGTAAAACCAACTGTAGGATATGTTGATGTTGTATTAAATACTATAGCCTCACTTAATATATTTGTGATGTTTCTATTTACATCTGATTCTACTAAATATAAAGTAAAAGAATCGCTAGATACTACTCCTGGTGAATTTGATGTAATTGATGCTGACCCTATAAGTGTTAGATCAAATTGTTGAAGTGAATTATATGCCGGTTTATAGAATTGATAGTAAGTTAAGCCGTTATAGTCTACAATCAACCTATTATATGGATCAAATACTGTTTTAAATATTTCTGCTGGAGAGAAAAAAGCATTATCTAATAATTTTAAATTTATTGAAAAAGGATTGAAATTTATTGAAGATGTAGTGACAAATATATCTAATGTGTCACCTATAGCTGAAAATATATCTAAATCTTTTATAGTTAATTTTAAGTTTGGATTAGAGAAAAAAGGATTTATAAGTAAACTTTGTGTTGTTGCAACAATTGTACTACCACTTAATTCACCAGTTAAAAATTCACTTTTATCTGAATGTATAGTGTTAACAATTCCTAATGGAGTAACAATAGATTCAGACCATGATTGAGTTAATTCACTTATATATACACTATCAAACTCTCCAGCGTTACCTCCACTTGTTTTATACAATTGAGATGATTGAAAGTCAAATGGAAATGATTTAACTGAACCAGTGTAATATGGTTCTGAATATGAAGCAGATGGTACTCTGTATCTATTTCTTTCTAGTAAATGTTGTTTAATAACAATACCTGATGATAAACTTGTTCTAGCGGGAACAAAGTCTTTAATCATTTTAAATAATGAGTTATCAAAGTATTTAATTAAACGGACATAGTCTGTTAAATTATAATTTGAAGTATATTTTTCAAAATAAGTATTTCTTAATGTGTTTAAATCAGGATAATAATCATTATTTTGAGCTATTTGCCTTGGATCACCAATATAATCTCCTAAATTAAAGAAACCATATTGACTAATAATATCTTGATTTATTTCATTTTGTGGTGATAAAGCTACTTCTAGTAAATTTATATCTTTAGTATAACTACCACTCACAGGTGATTCTTGTTGTATTCTAATATATGGTGATAAAGTATCACCTAATGGTATAATAGTTTGAGCTATTTTAATTTTATTATTAATAGCATTTCTTATACCAGCTGGGAATTGATCTAAAAATATTGTTTCAGTATTAGATACAAATTGAAAACTACCTGTTATAATATATCCACTTGCATCATTACTATAAAATGAAGAGGTTGATGGTACTTTAGTTATACTTGGATGTATAGATGTTCTTATATATTGAGTACTATCATTATCTAAAACTGATCCTAATGGTGCTCTGAATTTAAGTGTTTCAACTGAGGATTGAGAATCATTAATACTATTTCCTTCTATAGAGTAAGGATTCATTACAAAATCATCAAACACACTTTCACTTAATGGAACACTATAATATCTAAATTCTTGTAATGTACCTATATATGGAGTATATGTTTTATTAAATAAAACACTACTAGTCATATTAGTACTAAAACCTCCTAAGTATGTGTTACCTATATTGTTCCAACTTGGATTTGAAATAGTAACACTAGATGAAGC